ATGAGCATACCAACACGGATAATATATGCCAGTAGTACCAGTGCTGAAGAGTTAACTAATCCATACGCATATACCAAACGATATGCTGAATATTTAGGCGAAAAGGCCAATGCTACGGGGTTAAGGTTTTTTAATGTATATGGTGAAGGCAATAACAAAGGCATAGTTAGAAAAGCTTTGCATTGCGCCAAAACAGGCGAACGCATGATCGTGCAGGGCGGTTATCAGGTGCGTGATTTTATTTATATAGATGACGTGGTGCAAACTATAGTGAATTGCCTTGATGTGCCTGATAAGATTGTGGAAGTTGGAACCGGTCACGGTATGACCATTAACTACGCGCTTAAAGTAATTCAAGAAATAGCCGGAGAGTTTGAAATATATCGTTCCGGTTATAGTAAGACGGATATGATGCATAGTGTGGCTAAGAATGGTATACCGGGGTGTTTGGGGTTTGAGGATGGGATAAAACGAATGTTAAATTTATAGGATATGAATGAATATAAAGTAACGTTAGAGTTAGACGAAAAGATAAATCAGGAAATAATAAAAGCTACTCGAATAGAATACGATGACGGCGTTGTGTTGTTTTATGATAATGCTAATCTAATGGCAGTAGTTTTTAATCCAATATAAGTTGTTAAGAAATGAACCTCCTCGTCCTCGTTCTTTCCTACAAATCATTTCCGTTCGACCAGTTTATGGATGTGCAAATGACGACATGGGATAACGATTTACACCCCGATATCGACGTGCGATATTACCATGCTGGAAAGCCGACAAACTATAAGGAAATAATAGTAAACTGCCCAGACGACTACGATATGATGCATTGGAAGTTTAAATTGGCACTGGATGTGTTGCCGTATCATATGTACGACCTAATATTCCGCACCAACTCCTGCTCATATATCGTTAAAGATAGAATATTGGAAGTGGCTGGAAAGTTACCGCGAACTGGCTGTTATGCAGGATGGCATAACCATAATTGCGTATCTGGTGCAGGTATGTTTCTATCGCCGGACGTACTGGACGTGTTGCGTAATGAGTTAACAGACACACCGCACGGCGCGGAAGATGTGCTTATAAATGAAGTATTGCGAGACAGATATACCGTTATTGACGACAAGTCTCGTATCGACGCTGATCTGACCGGATTCCATCGTTATGATGGCTATCATTTCAGGGCCAAGACAAGCAACGATCAAATTGGAAGGATGCGTGATATTGAGGCATTGAAGGAATTGCATAAAGTTTTAAAAGGATGATAGATATAACATTATCGATTGAAGGTGACGGAGAGCCATTTTTTAGAATAAAGCACATGGATAAAAGCAATGAATTAGACCAAAAATTACTTGGTATATTCATTAAAAAGGCCATAGAAAGCGGGGTGGAATTAAAAGGGGTATCATGTTATTTAGAAGCAGGCAAACCGGAGTCATCTCATGAAATTTATAAAATAATAATTAAGAAATGAAAGTCGGAATACTAATTCCAGTGTTCAACCGCCCAGAATACCTGCGTAAATGCCTTTGGTCATTGGAGAGGGTGGAGTTGCCTGAAGATTGTGAACTATTATTGATAGATGATGTGAGTACGGACACATCCGTCAATGAAATGATAAATTTATTTGTTGGATCTAATAGCAATCGATGGAAACGAACTAATGTAGCAAATTTAGGCGTTAAAGGATCGTTACTAAATGGGTACGATTGGCTATTTGGGCACGGCTGTACCCACGTCATCAACTTCGACTCCGACGCTATCATCCACCCGTCATGCGTAACCCAATTATTGGAATACTATAAACAGGGTACGCTATTAACTGCCTTCCACAGCACAACACGCGCCGCAAACGGCGATGAGCGGCATATTATCAAATCAACCCAAAAGTATACCTATCTAAAAGAATCTGTCGGTGGCATTAACTTTTGCATTGATAAAGAGGCTTATGAAAAGCATGTTAAGCCAGCGTTGGATGTGCCTGTTGGAAATTGGGACTTCATGGCTTGTGTTTCAGCCAAAGGCGCATACTGCCTCAAACAATCATTAGTGCAACATATTGGCTTCGATTCGTCATTAAACCACTTTGAAAATCCCGATACTGCCGATACCTTTCATTATTGGAATTTGCCAGATGTAACATTACTATGCATTGACAGCAATAAAGATCGCATTCAGGAACCATTAAAAAAATGCACCGAATGGATTAAATTTGGCGACATTCAATTGCTGCATCCAGATATCAACAGCAAAGAGGCGTATTCAAATTACTGCATCGACCACATGCATGAACATATATCAACCAGTCACGTCCTCATATTTCAGTATGATGGCTATGTTCACAACTGGATGGCATGGGATAACGATTGGCTACAGTATGATTATATCGGTGCGCCCTGGCATTATCAGGACGGCATGGATGTTGGCAATGGTGGGTTTAGCTTGCGTAGTAAACGGTTAATGGAGCTGGCAAGCCAAATCGTTAAAATAAAACATCCTGAAGACCATCATATTTGCAGAACTTATAGACGCGAATTAGAGGGGCATGGTATGAAATTTGCACCGCGCGAAGTTGCTGAAAAGTTTTCTTTCGAGGGTTATCTACAGCCGTCAAAAGTACTGACAGATCAGTTTGGAAAACATGGGCGCAATCCGAGAACAAGTCCGGCATCGCCGATAGCAAAGCGAAAATATATACCGAATCAGTTTCTTTCGCTTGGGGATATCCTGTTTCTTATCCCCATGATACGTGAGCTAATGGCTGAAGGCAATGAGGTGCTATGGCCTATTGATGAAAGGTACTTGCCAATACGTAAACATTTTCCTGACATAAATTTTGTCAATAAAGCGGATTATAACCTACCATATGAGGCACAAGGACGCATAGTTACCGAATACGGCGAGTTGCTGCCGTATCGATTTGCCAGCGAACTACGTGGTCAAGGTTTAAAAGACTGCATGAGGGCAAAATATGAGTTGTATGGGCATAATTATCTTATCTGGCGTAAACTATACTGGAAAAGAGATTATAACAACGAAGCGCGTTTAATACGGTTATTGAACCTGCCTGAAAAGTTCAATCTTATCAATCAATACTACGGTCACTTGGGGGAATTGAAAGTTCAGGTAAATATCCAGAACGATATGCCGCAGGTTCATATTACCAATGTGCCGGGGTATACGCTCATCGATTGGCTTGGCGTAGTTGAACGAGCAAGCGAGATTCATATGGCTAATTCGTCGCTTAATTATTTGATTGAGTTGATGGATATTAAAGTTCCGGTGCATTTGTATAAGCGTGGGATATGGGGGGAGCGAGAATTTGAGTATTCGGATTATCTTTTTACTAATAAGTGTTTTACATATCATAGAGAATCATGAAGCCAATAGAATTTAAAGGATTTAACGTAACCTTTGCGAAAGATCAACCAGAATATCAACAACTACCTGCTTTAAGAATGCCTGATGGTGAAGTTTATACTTGCTGGGAGCTTACCGATGAGGAACTTGAAAGAGTTATTAAAAGCAAATGCATATTTTTTAAACAACTAACATTTAACCATCCGTTGCAACCAATATTGCCGTTAGTTGAATTAGGCGATGATATTGGGTTTATATGAAAATAGTAATCTACCCATACAACTACCACCACAACCCATTAGCTGGCGGTGAGCTTTATTTAACGCGACTACTAAACCATCTCAAGCAATACCACGAAATTACCATCATTTGTGGCTGCAAAGAACCATATGAGCATAATGGGATTCAGTGTCTTCCGCAAGGCGATACCGTAGATGTTTTCACATGGCATAACGAGCTCGTTAAATCTGCCGATTTGATAATTACGCAATTGATAGGGTCAAGCGCAGGATATAACAAAGCCGTTCAGCATAATAAGCCATTAGTGTTCATAGCTCATAATAACTCAAAAAACTATGCGCCCCGTTTTGGCGATCCGGCAAAAACGCATGTGGTTTACAATTCATATCAACTGCAATCGGATTTGTTCAATACGTTTGGGCATTTTAACGGGACGGTATTGCATCCAATTACTCCAAACTACCCACACAAATCAGGCGATAAAATAACGTTGGTTAATTGCAATCATAACAAAGGCGGTCATATTTTTATGGAAATAGCCAAGCGATTGCCGCAATATGAATTTTTAGGTGTGTTTGGGGGGTATGGCGAGCAATACGAAGCGGATTTACTCAATTTGACTTATTTACCCAACGGTGTAGATATGGAAAAAGTTTATGCCGATACGCGAATATTGCTTGTGCCGTCTGAGTTTGAAAGTTTCAGCCAATGTGCAATAGAGGCGATGTGTTGCGGCATTCCGGTACTTGCAAATCCGACTCCGGGTATCAAAGAAAACTTAGCCGATGCGGGAATTTATATTTCAAGGGATGACATTGATAAATATTCACAAACATTAGTATATTTACTTGAAAATCCACAGGCTTGGCAAAGACAAAGCGATGTTTGTTATGACCGGGCGCAAAGTGTAAGAGAAAAAAGCATGATTGAGTTGGATAGTTTTTATAAATGGTTAAATAAGATAGTATGACACCACTCGACGTTTTAAGCCTTGCAGATGCGAAACAATATTTGCGCGTGGATTTCGGAGACGACGACGATCTAATTACAGGCCTTATTTATGCAGCTGTAGGTCTTGTCGAACAGCAGACTCAGTACAGGCTATACCAACGTACTGAAATTGTCTATACATCGGGTCGCTACTGCTATTCAGCTTTTCAATACCCATTAAACTCAGTAACAGTAGTCAATCAGGATAGTTCAGATACAACGGTTTATAATCCTAAGTTATATTATGAATCATCCCGCGTAAATATCACATGGCTTGATAATGGGTTTCTGTATTGGGATAACTGGAATCAGTTCTTTACCAATTATTATTATACGGTTCATAATTCATGTTCAGCAACATTTATTTTGACGCTTAATGTGGGATATACCGATACATCGCTTATACCAACTGATTTAATAACCGCCATTAAGCAAATCATCAACTACACATACGAGAACAGAGATATGTCAAAAGTTGATCTGCCTTCAAATATTACGATGCTTTTAGCCAACTATAGGAGGTATGTGACGCTATTATGAACCCCGGCAAGCTAAACCACCGTCTGCAATTCAAACGTCAGGTATCAACTCAAAATGATAGCGGTGGTTCTGTATTGACCTATACTGATTTGGTGGTTTCAGAAACAGATCCTATAAATGTAACATGGGGTAGCTTAGAGCCAATAAAGCAATGGAATCAATTAGCAATTGAGGCTGGTGCAAGCGTAATGACTCAGGACAGGGTTTGCATATTACGGTATCGGGCATTATTCGGAAACAATCCGGGAGCATTTTTTAAGGCGTCAACAATAGAGGATTTAAATAACCCCGGAAATGTATATATGTTTCATTCGATATTACCGTATCAGCCGGGAAGTAAATCTACATTTCAGAATACAGATCAGCAGGTCTATAAGGATAGAGTCTGGGTGTTTATGTTGGTAAAGTTGAGGGTATAGGATATGGGATGTACAAAAACAGATCGGATTCCATATACAATATTGATTAGAAATTGGCTAATATTAATCGTAATTTATGGTGCGTTCATGTTTGGATTATCAAGAGTAAAGGCATTTAGACAGCATGGGTTCAGGTGCGTGAATGGAGTATGTAAAATGTATTAAAATGAACAGCATACAAGGCGTCACAGAGCTGATAGCTAAACTTAACGATCTTAGCACACAAGGCGCAAGAATGGCAAGCGCCATAGTGAACGCCAATGCTGATTTGATAATCGCTGACGCTAAACAAAACGCCCCTGCCGATTTGGGCAAGATACGTCAAGGTATCGTTAAAGAACAAATAGACCAA